ACTAACTTAATCAATAACAATAACAATTAATAACTAAAAGAGGAAAATTATGGCATTAGACTTAGATGCAATCCGCAAGAGGCTTTCGGGCTTACAAAACCAAACAGGTAAACAAAACAACCTTTGGAAACCAGAACCAGGTAAACAAACAATCAGAATCGTACCTTATCAGTATAACAAAGATAACCCATTTATTGAGTTATTCTTTCACTATGGATTAAATGGTAAGACATTTATGTCACCAGTAACTCATGGAGAAGCTGATCCAGTAGTAGAGTTTGCAGAAAAACTTAAAGCTACAGGTAACAGAGATGACTGGCAAATGTCAAGAAAACTAGAACCTAAAATGAGAACTTATGTTCCGGTACTAGTAAGAGGGCAAGAATCAGAAGGTGTTAAACTATGGGGCTTTGGTAAGACGGTTTATCAAGAACTGTTAAGTTTTATAGCTGATCCAGATTATGGTGATATTACTGACTTAAATGCAGGTAGAGACGTTACAGTTGAATTTATGACTGCAGCAGAACTTGGAAAGCAATACCCACAAACTACGATTAGAATTAAACCTAATCAAACTCCAGCTACTGAGAATAAAGAGGTTGCTGAGAAAATTATGAACGGTCAAAAAGATGCAAACGATATCTTTAAGAAAGTTTCATATGATGAGTTAAAAGAGCAATTAGCGATCTGGTTAGACCCAGAGCAAGGTGAGTCAGAATCTGAAACTTCAACAGGTTCAGCTACTCCAGCTGCAGCACAACCTACATCAACAAATACTAAAAAAGTAGATGATGTAAACTCAGCATTCGACGAATTATTCAACAACTAAAAAGAGGTTATATATGTCTAAAAAGACTACACGTGACGACCTAGCTGATGTTCTAGCTACTAGTCTAAACAAACAATTTAAAGGATACAAAGTTGCTTACTTTCTAGACGGTTCAGAAGAGACTCCAGCTGATTTAATGGAATGGATCTCTACTGGCTCGGCTATGCTTGATCTAGCAATATCTAACAGAAAATACGGAGGAATACCAGTTGGCAGAATATGTGAATTAACTGGTCTAGAAGCTTCAGGAAAATCATTACTTGCAGGTCATTTACTTGCAGATACGCAAAAGAAAGGTGGATTAGCAGTATTTATTGATACTGAAAATGCTTGTAATGAAGACTTCTTAAGAGCTATTGGTGTTAATGTAAAAGATATGCTTTATATTCAACTCGATACAGTAGAAGATATTTTTGAGGTTATTGAAAATATTACTTCTAAAGTTAGAGAGTCTGATAAAGACAGAATGGTTACTATAGTTGTTGATTCAGTAGCTGCAGCAACTACACGAGTTGAGCAGGAAGCTGATTATAGTAAAGATGGGTGGGCAACAAGTAAAGCAATTGTATTATCAAAAGCAATGAGAAAAATTACTCAACTAATGGGAAGACAAAAGGTTACTCTTGTATTCACTAATCAGTTGAGAGTAAAACTTGGTGCAATGTTTGGTGACCCTTATACTACATCAGGTGGTAAAGCTTTAGGATTCCATGCTTCATGTAGATTACGTTTACAAGCTGCAGGTCAAATTAAAGCTAAAGTTGATGGTAAAGATCAAGTGATTGGTATCAAGACTAAAGCTAAGATAATTAAGAATAGGATGGGTCCACCATTAAGAACGGCAGAATTCGATATATTCTTTGATAGTGGAGTAGATAATTATGGAGGTTGGTTAACAGCTTTAAAAAATCATAAACTTATTGGTCAAGGTGGCTCATGGTACACATATACTGATGGTAGTGGTAAAGCTCATAAATTCTTATCCAAGGATTGGAACGCAATGATGGAAGGTGATGATGTATTACGTGATGAAGTTTATAACAAGATTTGTGATGCTGCTATAATGGAATATAAGACTGATAATCTTGGTATCGATGATATTGAATTATCAACTGAAGCAATTCCAGAATAGTATGAGTATAAACAAATACTTTTCAATACTAGATTCATTAACTGAAACTAACTCAAAACCAGCAGAGCTCAATGATAGAGTTCTGCTGGTAGATGGGTTAAATACTTTTATACGAGCATGGACTACATCTCCAGTAACAAATGATGATGGAGTGCATGTAGGTGGTATAACAGGTTCACTTTTATCTTTAGGTTATGCAATTAAGAATATTAAACCAACAAGGGTAATACTTTGCTGGGATGGAAGAGGGGGAAGTCAAAGGCGTAGAAAGCTTTTTCCTGAATATAAAGCTAACAGACGTAGTAAGGTAAATCTTAACCGATCTTTTCAAGGTCATATAGATAAAGAAGCTGATAATCAAAACATGAAGATGCAATTAGGTAGATTAACTCAGTATCTAAATAATTTACCAGTATCTACTCTAGCACTAGAAAATATAGAAGCTGATGATTCAATAGCATATGCTTGTAAGCAAGTGTTAACAGAATCGCAGTGTTTTATTATGTCTTCAGATAAAGACTTTATCCAGTTAGTTGATGATAGGATCTCTGTTTGGAGTCCTACTAAAAAGAAGTTGTACTTTAAAGACGATGTTGAAGTAGATTACGGAGTCCCAGCACATAACTTTCTATTATATAGAGTTTTAACTGGTGATAAATCAGACTGTATACCTGGTATCAAAGGTACTGGGTTAAAAACGTTACAGAAGCGAATACCTGCACTATTTAGTGATAAAAAACTGACGTTAGATGATTTAGTTGATATGAGTGCAGATTCATCTATAAAAATGCTACAACAAATAACAGATTCTACTGATCAACTAGAGTTAAACTATAAACTTATGCAATTACATGATGTAGATATATCAGGTAAATCGAAAGAGATTATACGTAATGTTATTAACGGTGAACTTACGAGGTTAAATAAAACTAACTTTAAACTTTTACTTATGGAAGACCGAATGACTAACGGTATTAAGAATCTAGATTTTTGGATACGAGAAGTTTTTACAACTTTAGATGCACTATCATCTACTAAGTAAGTTGGAATTCTCAATTAATTTTATTATATTAACTATATGACAGATACATTTAGCAAATACGGGTATTCATTTCAGATTAAACTGATAGCTGCTCTCTTTAAGGATAGATTATTCTTACAGCAGATTAGTGATATATTGAAACCAGAATTTATGGAGTCTGAATCTAATCAATGGATAATAGAAATAGTTATTGATTATTTTACTGAGTATAGTTCTTTACCAACTTTAGAGGTTATGAAGGTTAGACTAGATGATGTTGATAATGATGTATTAAAGACTACTATAATTGATACATTAAAGCAGGTAACTAAACAGTTTGATGCAGATGATATAAAATTTATTGAACAAGAAGCTTTAGATTTCTGTAAAAATCAGACTCTAAAAGCTGCAATTATGGATTCTGTTAATTTATTACAGCAAGGTGAGTATGACTCTATTAAAGAAAAGATAGATACTGCTATGAAAGCTGGTAGTGAACGAGATATTGGTCACAACTATAATATTGATATTGATGATAGATTTTCAGAGAGTACTAGGAAAACAGTAGCATCAGGCTGGAATGTAATAGACGATTTAATGGATGGAGGTTTAGGTCCCGGTGAGTTAGGAGTTTTTGTAGCACCAGCTGGAATAGGTAAATCATGGGGATTAGTTAATGTTGCTGCTAATGCAGTAAAGAAAGACTTGAATGTATGCTTTTATACCTTAGAGTTGAGTGCACCATATGTAGGTTTACGGTTTGATTCAGTATTTACCGGCATAGCTGCTCAAAATTTAAAATACCATATTGATGAAGTTAAAGAGTGTGTTGAAAAGTTAAATGGTAATTTAATAGTAAAATATTACCCAACAAAATCAGCTACTGTAAATACAATCAAAGCTCACTTAGATCGATGTCATATGCAAGGGTATAAACCTGATGTAATAGTAGTAGATTATGCTGATTTATTAAGAGGTAATGGTAAAGAAGTTAGACATGAGCTCGGAAATATATATGAAGATCTTAGAGGTTTAGCAGGTGAGTATGAAATACCTGTATGGACAGCTTCACAAGCTAATAGGTCAGCTTTAGAAGATGATGTTATTGGAGCTGAGAAGATTGCTGAATCATACAGTAAAATAATGACAGCAGATTTTGTACTATCGCTATCAAGAAAGATTGAAGATAAAGTTGCTGGAACTGGTAGGTGGCACGTTATTAAAAACAGATTTGGACCTGATGGAATTACATTTCCTAGTAAAATGAATACATCAAACGGTCAGATAGATATATACGAAGGTGATTCTGTTCAAGGTAAAGATGCACAAAAGCAGATGGATAACGGTGAAGAATCAAAACGTAAATATTTGCAAAATAAGTTTAAAGAGCTAAGTGAAGGCTCGAGGTAGTAGCCTAATTATTACCACATCAGATGAATCTTAACCGGTTCGTCTTTTTTATCTCACATAAAATAAATAATAAAGGAAGACACACATATGGAATTATCATCTAAAATCTTATCAGATATTACAGTTTACATGAAATACGCAAAATATTTACCTGAAGTAAATAGGCGAGAGACATGGCATGATTTAGTAACACGTAATAAAGCAATGCACATTAAATCATATCCAGAACTCAAAGATCAGATTGATAGTGCGTATGAATATGTGTATAGCAAAAAAGTACTACCTTCAATGAGATCCATGCAATTCGGTGGTAAGCCAATTGAAGTAGCACCTAACAGAATTTACAATTGTGCATTTATGCCTGTAGATCATATTGATTCTTTTGCAGAATGTATGTTTCTACTACTAGGTGGTACAGGGGTAGGATTTTCAGTACAAAAACATCATGTAGCTAAACTACCAGCAATATCACAACCATATCCAAAAAGAAAACGAAGATTTTTAATTGGAGATTCTATAGAAGGATGGGCTGACGCAGTTAAAGTTTTAATGAAATCATATATGAATGGTGGAGGGTCTAGAGTAGAGTTTGATTATTCTGATATTAGACCAAAGGGTGCAATGCTAGTTACATCTGGAGGTAAAGCACCGGGTCCACAGCCGTTAAAGGAATGTTTATTGAAGATAGAAGGTATGTTACGAGACAAAGAGAATGGTACTCACTTGACCACTCTAGAAGCTCATGATGTTATTTGTCATATTGCTGACGCAGTATTGGCTGGAGGTATTAGAAGAGCTGCACTTATTAGTTTATTTAATGCAGATGATGATGATATGATTGGATGTAAGAGTGGTAACTGGTGGGAAACTAATCCGCAAAGAGGTAGAGCAAACAATTCAGCATGCTTAATGAGACATAAAATTACTAAAGAGTTCTTTTTAGATCTTTGGAAACGTGTAGAGTTATCTGGTGCAGGTGAACCAGGAATTTATTTGAATAATGATAAAGATTGGGGAACTAATCCATGTTGTGAAATAGCATTAAGACCTAACCAATTTTGTAATCTTTGTGAAGTAAATGCAAGTGATATTGAATCACAAGAAGACTTAAATGATCGTGTTAAAGCAGCTGCTTTTATAGGTACCATGCAAGCAGGTTACACAAACTTCCATTATTTAAGACCTATATGGCAAGAAACAACCGAAAAAGATGCTTTAATTGGAGTATCAATGACTGGTATCGGTTCTGGAGTAGTTCTAGGATATGATATGAAAAAAGCTGCAAGCATAGTTAAACGTGAGAATACTCGTGTAGCTAAATTAATTGGAATAAACGCTTCAGCTAGATGTACTACTGTGAAGCCTGCAGGAACAACATCACTTACTTTAGGTACTTCATCTGGTATTCATGCATGGCATAATGATTACTATATTAGAAGAATTAGAGTTGGTAAGAATGAATCGATATACAATTACTTAATTAATAATCACCCAGAACTGGTGCAAGATGAATACTTCAGACCTCATGATACTGCAGTAATCGAGATACCTCAAAAAGCACCTCAAGGAGCTATATTAAGAACAGAGTCTCCATTTCAACTATTAGAGCGAGTAAAACAGGTAGCTAATGAGTGGGTACAGTCAGGTCATAGAAAAGGTTCTAATAGTCATAATGTGTCTGCAACTATTAGTTTAAAAGATGAAGATTGGGATCTAGCAGGAGAATGGATGTGGGAAAATAGAAACGATTACAATGGGTTAGCTGTTCTACCTTACGATGGTGGATCTTATATACAAGCACCGTTTGAAGATATTACAGAGGAAAAGTATACTGAAATGATGAAGTCTTTAACAGAAATAGATTTATCACATATTGTAGAGTTGGAAGATGATACTAATCTTACTGGTGAATTAGCTTGTGCAGGAGGTAGTTGTGAGATCAACTAACGAGGATTGGATTCAAAATCTATATTATCGTGAATTTCAAAAACCTAAATTAAGAGCTGATGAGTTCTATTGGAAAGATGGTAAAATGATAATGACTGAAGTCTACCACAAAAGACGAGGTTATTGTTGCAATAATAATTGTAAACATTGTGCATATAAAGGTACAAAATAGTTGTTTAATTGAAAAATATTTCTTATATTTAATATAAATAAGAGTAAAGTTATGATGATATCACATGAATGCCCTAAGGCATTATTTAAAAAAAGTATAGAGTTTAATGATTATGATTATGCACTAGTGCATTTATTTGATCAAGATCCTGAGTATCTTGCATTCTACAAAGAGTGCGTGAAGCAAGGTAGACATGTACTTCTAGACAATAGTATATTTGAACTAGGTACTGCATACGATAATGATTCATTTGCAAAATGGGTAGAAGAGTTAAAACCTACTGAGTATATTATACCTGATGTGTTAGAGGATTCAGGTAAAACTATCCAACAAGCCAAGGAGTGGATGAAAAAGTATTCACACCTCCCAGGTAAGAAGATTGGTGTAGTTCAAGGAAAAAATTATTATGATATTGTTGATTGCTATAAATACTTGGATGGTATTGGTGTTGATAAGATAGCAATATCGTTTGATTACTCATACTTTGAAGATAGTATTCGTAATTCAAATAAATATATATCTTGGATGTTAGGTAGAGCAACATTATTAAGTAGGTTGCTTGATGATGGT